CGTTTATGCCAAGTGAGAGTAAACGTGTTCCTTGCCTTGATGGCCGGACGCGATCAGAGAGTGAGCACTGGATGAACCAGTGGCATGATCTGCACCTATCGTACTATGGACAAACTGCGATGAGGACGTGGAAGACGATCTTCAATGACGTCTTAGGATCGTACGAACCCTCGTACGTGTCCATTGGACCACATTACCCGCGGTGTGACACGGTTGGGGCCATCGGCCTCATACAAGAACCGGGTCTTAAGCTTCGGGCTGTCGCCAACCCAAACCGGGTGTACCAGGTGGCTCTCGAGCCACTTGGCGATGCCTTGTTCCACCTGCTGAAGGAGCTTCCGTGGGATTGTACCCACGAGCAGGGGAAGGCGATTCCTCATGTACAGCAACACCTGTCCGCTGGCAAGGTCGTCCACTGTGTTGACCTCACATCTGCAACGGACTTCTTTCCCCTTAGTTTGCAGCTGTCTGTGCTTAGGGCACTCGTGATCAAGGGCAACCGCGATTACGTGGGACTCTTCGAGTTCCTGTCCCGAGCGCCTTGGAGGTTGGGCAATGACAAGATCGTTTGGTCGAAAGGCCAACCGCTTGGGCTTTATCCCTCTTTCGCGTCATTCGCTCTTACACATGGGTTGCTGCTGCTGTTCCTGAACAAGGGGCGTCACGATGACGCTTTCTTCGTCTTAGGTGACGACGTGGTGATCCTGGATGACCAGTTGCATGCCGAGTACATGCGAGCGCTAGGTGAGCTCGGGTGCCCAACGGCCCAGGCCAAAAGCCTGGACTCCCCATTGATGGCGGAGTTTGCCGGTAAGCTCATTACCCGAAAGGCTGTGTTCCCACAGCCAAAATGGCGCGATATGTCGGACGACAATTTCTTGGATGTCATCCGGTTGCTCGGTGCGCAGGCCCTTCGTTTGTGTCGTGCTAAGCAACGACGAGTTGCTAAGCTCCTGTGGGAGTTGCCCGAATTCTTGGGCGGACTAGGTTTCAACCCACACGGAATACCCCTGGAGACGCGTTCTTATAACGCCTACAAACTCCTGGGATTAAACGACAGCGGAGTGTACCTCATGAGCCTTGACGAACAGATGAACCGGTTTTTTAACGCCGGCAAACCTGTCAACGGGATTCTCCCCACGCCGATCTGGCGTGGGGACTACAGAATCCCCGACCTCGACCAGAGGTCGTTGGCTCTTACGCTCAAGCATCTACCACAATTGAGTAAGTGGTATCGCCTGCTTGGGCGCAACCTGTTTGAGCTGGTCCCCGGAGGGGATGTGCTGCCGCAGGTTGGTGGTCGTGGCCGTCAGTCCTTACTGTCCGTTTTAGAGCGGAAGCTGAAGCTAACGTAGGCCA